TTTGATAAATTCCATTTTCAAAAATATCAATGTAATAATTTATAGCTGAATTTGAAACGTAAGAAATTGCAATTGTAATTTGATGTGATTGTGTATTAGCATCTACCGCAGCAATCGCAGGGTCTATGTATTGTATATGCAACGAATCTTCTACTAAATCAAAGTAATCGTTTGTAGGTGATGTAGTAACTAAATCCACCCTTTGAAATGCAGTTCTAAATTTAAATTCTGCTTTATTTTTCAAGTGCATGAAACACTCGGTAAATCTTTTATCGGTTAAGAATAACCCTTGAAAATCAATGTCGTATTTTGTCTCTATTGCTTGAAATAATCTACTAATTTTTATTGCAGGAAATAGTTCGGTATATGCAATTGCGTGTGCAGTTTGCGTAATGTCATTCACTCCACCTCCTGAATTCTCCCATGCACGTAATGAAGATACTAAAGGATAACGCACATCTAAATCTGCCGTACTTGTAACTCTACTTTGTACTTCGCTACCCGTATATAAATGTGAATAGGCAGACAAATCCAACGTATTCATTTTCTCGTCACCTATCAAATCAAAAAGCGTAACGATGTCTCCGTAGAATGTCAATGTGTAACTTTCAACACTACCATTTTTTAGATTAGATTTTTCTATTTGAATCTTACCCGTTCTAAAATTAGTTAAGTCAATTTCAATCTTTGCGTCTCGTCTAATCTGATGGTCGATAGTTGCGTTAACATCCGATTGATAAAAGTGCTGAAATATTTGATTGTTTACAGTCGATGCTGGAACTGTAAATGATTGGCTAAAATCCGTAAATACCTTTGCGATATCCTGAATATTTTGTACGGATGAATTTATCTCAATCTTTTCATCGTTGAATAATTCTAATCGTTTGCCTTCAATATAAATTTGTACATCTCTCATTAAACTACAGAATTAATTATATCGTTTGCAATGTCAAATGTCATTTCGTAATTAATCATTTTGGTATTAATTGATTTGAATAACTCCGTACTTTTTGTATTCATTTTAGCCGGTCTATCGTTAACTAAAATCCTATCCGATAACATCAATTGCTTAATTGTTTCTGCATAATCCTCGCTTACCCAATCGGTGTTACATTTAATAGTTTCTTTTCCGTTGGTGTTGAACGTTCTTCGTTGCCCTTCAAATTTTGAGTAACTAACTAAATTCGTTTGTAGTAAATTGTACTCCGATGTTTCAACGTTAATATTAGTATTAGATGCTTTGAAGAAAAATTCACGTTGCCATGCCCCGTATCGGTTAATAAAATCCACAACAACTGGCTCGTATCTGCATTCCGTTTTAGGCTTAAAAGTTGCAGTCCAAACAACCGCATCTGCTGCCGTTAAAATTTCTACTTTATTACCTACTGCAAGCCAACCCGGAAACACTCTATATGTATCAATAACCGCACTTGTTGTAATAGTATAAATATCCGTTGCTAATGTAGATAAATTCGTTCTCTTAATCTTATAGCCACTTGTTGCATCTAATGTTAAACTTCCTGCTCGTTTTAAAAAGTCAGTTGTTAAATTGGCAGTAGAATCGTAATTATAGTAATACGTTTTTTGGTCTAATAAATACTCGCCCAAGTTAGGATTGTAACCTTGTTCATAATAGCCATAGCCATCGAATGCCTTATATGTAGTTGTATCAATTAAATTCTTTGTACCTACTACTACTTTATAACGCTTAACCACGACATTGCAATATTCTAAATAAGGAGTTGCAGCGTTATTTTGATTGTACACGTTATTAAATGCATTGTGCTTTATGTACTCACGAACGTACTCTGATATATCGTAAGTCGTTTGGAAATTCGTACTTGATGGAATTAATTTCGATAGCTGATAAGTTGGTGTGCTTGGTTGCGTATCGTTTGCGTTCCAAATAAATAGTTGGATATAACTTCCTGTTTGTCCTATCTCGTTAACCTCAATTATATAAGGTGATTTTACAAATATATTGCTCATTTTTTAGTTAGTGTTTCTTTCATTATTGAATCAAATAATTGTTCGGCATCTAATCCGTATTTATCCACCAATACATCAGGCAGTTTCTTAAATGCTTTCTCAAATGGTTTAGTAAAAAATAGGCTCGGTTTAATTCCGTTGATAAATATACCACGAGCAATAGCAAACTGCAGTCCTTTACGGCTCATCAATTTTCCTTTCTTATCTCTTGGCGCAATACCTTTCCTTACAATCCATTTATCCAACTTACTTGGTGGTGGCATTTTGGTTGTATAAGAAAATGGCGTGTTGTATTTTTTCTTAATACCTGAAACCCCTTTATCCTGAAAATATCCGTACGCTTCCATTTGAAAGTACATACTGATTGAGTTAGGCATTTCCTTAACTTGTCCCTGAATCGATTTAGATAACTTTCCAGTGCTATCTTTACCCATTGATTTTAGGTTAGCTTTTGCTTCGTTTATTATAGTATCACGAAACTTAATTAAGGCTTTCTGCGTTTCAGTCATTTTAACAGATTGTCATTTCGTTAGGAACTAATACATCGAATGTCATTGTCCATCCTGCTAATAAATTCTCGAATCTTTCTGTAAATGGCTCACAACTTGGATTGCCATCTACCACAAAATTATCATCGTACATATCACCTCTACGCAACATCTCGTACGCACGATTTAATACCGCTAATTGTGTATGTAAAACATCCTGCTCATTATCGTTTCCTATGAATATATCTGTAGCTTCTGACTTTGAAATATCTACAATGTCCATCGCAATAATAGATACATTAAAACGCACCACATTGCTTTCAAAGTTAGCTGAATTTACCATGATGTGAATCAAAGGAAATATAGTCTGCTTACCTAAATCTACTTTAAATATATCACCTTCCGTTATTGTGTTCACGATTACGTCAGCATCAAAATGCGCTTTTAAATCGTTCAGTACTTTATAATAATTTGTCATCTATTTTTATTTAAATGCTTGTTAAGTTGCCTTTGTTCGATTTCGGTTTTCTGCTTTTCAAAGGTGAGATATGTGAGACATTGAGTAAGTTTGTATCCGGTGACAATGTCAAACTTTGTAATGTCTGATTGAGCGAGGCAAAATATTGATTGATACCATCCCCACTGCTTGGCAAATTGAGCTTGCTCTGAAAAGTCGCTTGAAAATCCTTGTTCATCTGAACTTGTAGAGTTAAATAAGTAATCGTAGCCTGCAATAATTCTTTTCCTAAAGTCCAAAAAAAAACCGAAGATGCTAACACGATATCAAGTGGTGCGAACTTCATTAATTCTTGCATATCGGGATTAGGATTATAGTCTATAATTTCATATTTACCTTTAAAATTCTTGGTAACTGGTCTATACATAACTGCCATTGCTTTGTGGTATGTCTCCCAATCGTTCAAATGCGATTCCAAATCCACATATTCACCTAAAGTTATGTCTTCCAAGTTCGTTATAAATCCAAACTCTTGATTTCCGATTTTAAATGTAGGTTGAAATTTAGATTTCGTATCAAATAGTTCTGCAAAATGTACTATCAATTCGTTTATTGTAGTAAGTTTCATCTTAACTACGTCCTTCAATTCAATGCCGCAGAAGATTTCAATCATTTTCTGTGCGATAAATTCCTCATCGTTGCTATTTTTCTGCATCTTCAGGAAGTCCTGATAGTGCTTTAATGGAATCTCACTTAAAGAAGTTGGTATAATTAATTCGAGCTTCATATATCTATAATTAAATTTTAGGTTTATTGTTGTAAGCAAATGCAACATCGTATGCAGCAGCTAACATTTTGAAATGTAAATGCATTCTCATAAGGTCATCGAATATTATAGTTATCCATATTCCTTTCTTATCAAATATATACTGCTCAACTACTCGTTTCATATGTGGTAAGTCATCTGTCATCTTATGTGGTATTGTTTATGGAATGGATTATCAAGTTGGTAACCTACTGCGTATCTAATGGCATCGAGTGCGTGGTTATGTTTATCGATTGGTGTTTTACTTTTACGTTCAAGCCAAGAATAGTTGTTTAATTCTTTAATCAAATCTATCGAATCCTCATCAACTATCAAGTCGTAATCTTGCAGTAAACTAATTCCATACGTTACACTTCCTTGACCTTTAATCGCCTCCATTATATTAAGACCTTTATCTCGCAGTTCGTTTATCAAACGTGGTTCTGCTGAATCAGCTACAATTAGGCAGTCATTTGCAATGGATTTATTAAGCCTATAAATATCAGATGTCGTTAAGCCAGTTTGGTATAGGTGTAATTTCAGGTAAATAACTTTATTAACCGAATCAATTGATGTCGCTACTAATGTTGTAGGGTCTGCGCTAAATCCAAAATCTTGTCCATATACAACGCTTCCAACATCTTTGAATTTGCCTATTGTCCAATTGCTGAAAATCACACCCTCGGCACGATTCAACCAACCCCCAAGAATTTGATGCTGATACTTATCCGGTCTCCTTTCTTTAATCGTTTCTATTTGCGATAGAAAAGACTCCGATAGGTTGTGTATATTATCAAAATAGGTTGTATGTATGTACGTTGTATCCCCTTTAATCGTATTCGAACCACCCTCAATTCCTTTACCCTCAAAGAATCGTTGGTAAATAAAATGCTCTTTGGTAGCAGGATTTAGAATAAGTATAACCCTATTCTGTTTTGTCTTATGTCGTATGGATAAATCAATTTTATCGAATGTATCTTCGTCTGTTAATTCTTCCGCCTCGTCAAGTACCCAAGTAGTGACACCTTGTAACGATTTAAGGTTTGCAGTTTGTGTTCCGCTACTTGTTTTAATTCCTTTAAAGATTATCTTGCTGCCAGTCTTAACGTTTATAATCTCATCCTTTGTAACTGCGAAATCGTTAGCCATTCCAAGTAGTTCGATTTTCTCTATAAACTCGGGAATAATACTTATTGCAGCCGATACTAATGTGTAACGTGTAAATAAAATAATATGTCCTGATTCCCTTGTGAGCAAACTAAGGAATGTAGTTATACTAAAAGACTTTGAACTACCTCTACCGCCCGTAATTATAAAGTATCTTGAATCCGAACCTAAGTTAAAATATTTATCGTTAATCGTTACCAATTTTGAAGTAGTCCTTTATATTAAAATCGTTAACATTCAATGTAGTTTCAACTGTCTCTTTTGGCTTACCAAATATATGTTCCGCCACGAAGATTTGCCCTCGTTGTGAATCTAATAAATCTACTACAAATGCCACTTTATTGTCGTCGTCTAAATCTTGCTTGTAAAGGACTTTAAGTGCGTTAATGAATATAGCATTAGCTTTTAATTCATCTACTTTTGTAGGTCTTCCCGCACCTGTTCTTGCGCCTCCATTCTTCTTCTTTTCTTCCATCTGAAAAAAGTATTATTTATTCAGTTCTCACTATAAACCATTTCGTAGAAAATCCTACTATTAACCTGATTCAATTCTATTTGTTTCACATCACTATAATAAACCATATACGCAACATCAGCAGTTTTTAAAGTTGCCTTTAATTTTGCCCATTCTTGTTGGTGTAACTTATCGTTTATTATTGCGATGTAATACCTCATCAGATAGTATCTTCATACGTTAGCATTACTTGCTTTAATTGGTCTACCATATCTTTCAAGCAACTTGAACAATTAGAAGGCTCATTTCTTTGTAAGAATATGCGATTATAAATAACCAATATTTGTGCTTGGTCGCTTGGTGTTACTTGATTGGTTTTAGTTTCAATCCACGCCTTTAACCATTCGTATTCATTCTCAGTTAAGCACAAAGGTTTCTTGTACGGAAACAATGCGTTTAGTTTTTCCTTACGCTCATCGCATCCACAATCTTCGCCTAATATAAATTTAGCCACCTTATCTATTCCGGTTGCTTTTAAAACACTTTCTACTGTGTCGCCTAATCCTTTTGCTTGTATTTTTTTCGGTCTTGCCATATCTATATAATTACAATTTTACGTTTTTGTTTAAAGCAGTTCAAAATCCTCGTTTAAATAATCTTCCCAATCCTCTCCGATATTGTCCTTAATTTTCTTCTTGCAAGTTTTTAGTGTGTTGAAAATACTTGAAAGGCTTATATTAGATTTGGCTGCGATTTTACGCATAGAAGTTTTCTCGTTGCGATAGATTTCAAATAGCATTTTGTCGTACCATTCCCAAGAATTTATTTCATCCAATATTTTAACTTCAATAGCATTCTTTGCAACAAGCATCTCAGTATTGTTTGACATTTCCATCATATAAAGATTCTCTAATGAAACGTACTTGATGCGTTTGGATTTATTAACGTGTTGTAAAAAGGTATTCTTGAGTGATAGCCACATATAACCTTTATTAATTTTGCCATCTGTGAATAGCTTATCCTCGCTGCTCCACTTCAAAAGGTTTATGTAGGTTTCTTGGACGATATCTTCGGCAAAAAAGTACTCGCCAAAAGAGTGAACAAATTTAGTCCACTCCTTATGATTATTTACGATTGGTATTATCCAACTCATATTTCATTAGTCTAATTTTAGTAAATATACAACTAATAAATATATATAGTTTAGCATTGTTTATAAGTTAATCGTTCATACCTTGATTCAATTGTGACTGAGCGTAGCTTAATTCCGCTTTCAATATTGCTATTTGCTCAATTAACCTATGATTTTCTGTCTGCAATTCGTCAATATGCGAATCCAAATACTTCTCTAAAGATTCATATTCTTTGAATCGGTTTTCTAGTGTTTTAAATATTCTATTATACATATCAATACTCCATTAAGTCCAACGCTTCATATACCGCAAAGGCTATCTTCTCTCGGTGATGCCACATCAACTCCGTAATGTCGTCGTTATGCAGCGTTTTTATTGTTTCGATGCGCAATGTTTCTAATTGTTGCTCATCCAAATCGTATGGAGTTTCAAAATAGTACTCTACTTCTAAATCCACACCTTCTAATTCGATTCTAACTGATTGACTTTTCATACTTTTTAATTTAAATTGTTAATAATTTCTACAAATATATATTAATTATTGTAATGTAGTGCCAAAACTACAAAATAATTATGCATTTGGCGGATTATAAATTTTTATAACAAGGTATAAGCGCAATTAAAACAGCGCCTATACGGATGTTAGCAAACATTGATAGGTTACTCACTTCGAAATACGTTTTCTGTAACCGTTACAAATATCAAGAATGAAATCGATTCTGTTTTCTTCTGTATCAAACCCAGTCATCATTTCTTCAAGAGTATCTTTCAGTATTCCCACTTGCTCATCAATTGATTTGTGCTTTTGTTTTTGCAGATATTCTTCAGCGTATTGGTCACACATCAATTGTATTTTATACCTTCCCATTTCAGTATTCCCAAACTTATCAATAATCTCGTAAGCCATTTCTTGAATGGTTTTCTCTCTATCTATTTTTACTCTTTCCATAATTCTAATTTTAGTTCATTTATAATTTTTTCGCAACAATTTATAACGTCAAATATAAGCAGTAAGGATTATGGTAGATAAAGCAGTCATTTTTCGTTCGTCTGTACACAACGCTACCTTTTTTAAAGCACCCCGCCTCACTTCCTTACTGCTCATATTTGAATACCGTTATGTCCTGTTTAGTTTTATTTAACTGGACAAAAATACAGCTACAAATCAATGCAGCCGTACGTTTGTTTACAGTAACCTACCTAGTGTAACCTATTCTCTGTCGTATATTATAGTCGGTATATCTTGACCATGTTTAAATACTCTATATAACTCTTGGGTACCATTTGAATATACGCATCTAAAGTATAGCGTATTATTCTGTGCTGATTGTTGTTTTACACAAGTAACTAAATAGTAATTATTATTTCCGTTCATAACCATAATTTAAAACGGTAGATCCCCGTCCTCTTCAGGCTCAACAACCTTCACAGGTGCTGGCTTACTCATCGGCTGGTTAGACTCAACCCTGAATGCCTCTAGGCTGTTGAAGAACTTCACCTCACCCTGTGGGCTTGTCCACTCACGGCCACGTAAGTTAAACGACACCTCTAGCTCCTGGCCCTCCATGAACATATCAAGCATCGAGCACTTGTCCTGTGTCAACTGAAACAAGATATCCTGAGGATACGTCTCGTTAGTTCTGTCTGTTAGTACGAACTCTCTCTTAGAGAACTTGTCCGATACTTGGATGGTATCCTTAACCACCTTTAGCGTTCCATTTAATTTAAACATTTGTGTTTTTATTTAGTAATCGTTTCTTATAATCTTCAGCATATCTAACGGCTGCTGCAATCCGTCTGTCCATGTGCTCGACGTGCTCGTCTGTTAACTTCACAATCACGATGGTGCTGCGTAAGTTATCAGCCACGTCCGACATCATGTGTAGGTCATCCCCATCATTCTCTGGAACCAAGGCCTCAGGCGTGTCGATCAACATGTATGCAATCTCTCCGTTCGACCATCCGTCGTTACCAGTTATCTTACGCAACATGTAGAGGTACGTCCTGATCTGCCACACGTAAAGGTCCGACTCTCCGTCCTCCTCGAAGTCAGGGAACGTGTCCTTGCTCCATGGAACCTTGATGTCTATGACCTTCTTGTTGTCGACGTCCACGATGTCAGGATGTCCTCCGACAAGGCCGTAGCTAAGCTCGTAGAACTCGTCACCCTCGACCAGCTTCTTGTAGTCCTTGAAGAAGATTGAGTTGTATAGCTCGATGGCCATGTCCTCGCACTGGTTGCCCTTCTCGGTGTACTTGTTGCC